GACGGGGGCACGTTTTGACATAGGGGGGCAGGGACATGGCCAGTATAAGACTAAGACGAGGGACTAAGGCCAATTTACCGACTTTGGCGGTGGGGGAGCCCGCCCTGTGCACGGACACGGGGGAGGTGTACATCGGAAGCAGCTCCGGGAACCTCCCGGTATCCGGCTCCACGCAGTCCCTTACGCTGGCGATGCCGGTGAGCTGCGCAGATGGGATATCCAAGTCGGTGAGCGGGAGTTATGTCCGTTGCGGGGATATGGTAACGGTTGGCGTTGCATTCAGCGTAGAAACTGCCACAACGTTGACGGGGACGCTCGCCATCACAGGGCTGCCTTTTACGGCAAAATATGATGCTTATGCTGCATTGGCGGCCGATGGGACAAGCCACGATACGTCTCCTGTGCTTGCCTGTATAAAGGCGGGAAGCAATCAGATTGTTTTTGTTGGTGCGCAGGAAATAAGTGGCGCTCCGATATATTCATGGAAAACACTCGCTGCCGGAGATGTGTACTCAACGGTAGGGTTTAAAGGCAATTTTACACTGACCTATATTGCGGCAGAATAAAGGAGGAAAAAGGAAATGAGTAAAGCAAAAATCATGATCGATCCGGGACACGGGCCGGGATGTGTCAACGGAGGGCCTACGGGGTACCTTGAACATGAAGGCATGTGGAAGCTGTCGGGATATCTGAAAACGGCGCTGGAACGGTGCGGCTGTGAGGTGGCATTGACCCGTGCGGAAAGTGAGCGGCCTGAGCTGACGGAGCGCGGGAACAAGGCGGAAGGCTATGACCTGTTTATCAGTGAGCACAGCAACGCCGGAGGCGGGCGCGGTGCGGAGGCGTATTACTCCGTGCGGCAGCCGGAAAACCAGGGGATGGCTGCGGAGCTGGCAGAAGCGGCGTCGGCGGTACTGGGGTCTCCCGGCCGGGGCGCGAAGACGAAGCGGTCCACCAACGATCCCAGCTATGACTACTATACCGTCATCGGTTACGCCGTGGCCGCCGGGTGTCCGAAGGTGTTTATCTGCGAGAACGGGTTCCATGACAATGCCCATGATGAGGCGGTGCTCAAGCAGGATGGTAAGCTCCAGGAGATGGCGGAGGCTCAGGCGAAAGTGATCTGCGCACATCTGGGGGTGGCGTATGTGGGGGCTGATACTCCGGCTCCGGAGCCCGGGCCGGGCGGATTTGCCGTGGGGGACGCCGTGCGGGTAAGACCCGGCGCGGAGTACTTCGCCACGGGGCAGCACATGGCCTCCTGGGTGCGCGAAAGTGTGCTGTACGTTATCCAGGTGGGGAATGGTAAGGTTCTGGTTTCCACCGCTCCCGGCGGCGCAGCAACGGGCTGGATCCGAACCGAAGACCTGGTGGCGGAGGACGGGGGCTCTACCCCGGAAACACCGGCCCCGGAGGCTCCTGATCCTGAGCCTGCTCCTACTCCGGTGCCCAGCGGCTTCTCCGCAGGGGACGCCGTGCGGGTAAGACCCGGCGCGGAGTACTTCGCCACAGGGCAGCACATGGCCTCCTTCGTCCGGCAGGGCGTGCTGTATGTCCTCCAGGTGGGCAGCGGCAAAGCGTTGGTCTCCACGGCCCCCGGAGGAGCGGCCACCGGGTGGATCCGAACCGAAGACCTGGTGAAAGCGTAAGGAGGAGCAACATGACGGAATGGGGAGTGGTGGGGGTAGTGATCGCGCTGATTGGTCTGGTTGCTTCCGTGACCGGGCCGGTGATCAAACTGAATACCTCCATCACCAAACTGACGGTAACGCTGACCGAGGTAGAGAAACGGTTGAAAGATCAAGAGGAGCACAGCCGGGAATCCCATAAACGCATCTGGCAAAAGAACGAGGAGCAGGATCAGAAGCTGGAAAACCACGAAGGACGCATCACGAGATTGGAGGCAGATCGAAAGTGACGGGTATTGTATTGATGCTGGTGCTGGCGGTAACGGTGGAAGGGATCGTGCAGTACATCAAATCTATTGTTGAGATGGTGACGAAAAAGGACTACAAAACGGCGGTGACGCAGCTCTCCGCCCTGGTTATCTCCGTTGCCCTGTGCCTGATGGCGGGGGCGGACGTGTATGGAGCGCTGGGCGTCACCTTTGCCGGCGGCTGGGCCGGGATGGTGCTGACGGGTGTGTTTGCCTCCCGCGGGGCGAACTATGCCGCCGATATCATCAAGCGACTGCAGGGAGCCAAGACAGGGGAAGTCACAGATGGCGAGTAAAAGCATCAGCAAACCGGTGATTATCCGTGACGAGGCAACCGCTGAAAGGCTACTCCAAGTGTTGGAGGCTGGTCCTACTCCATTGCGTATTGCATCCGTGGATGCACACGAGATAGCAGGGGATGAGATCAAGGCGCTATTCGGCGCCAAATAGGCAAAGAGAAAGCCGGGGCATCCTAATGGGTGCTCCGGCGTTATTATTAAAAAAGAGGGCCTGTGCAGGCACCGGCCCAATAAAAACTGGCACCGATTTAGTCGGTGTTCGTTTTTGTTCTACATTGTTTATTATACTCAGATTGGCTCAAATAGTCAATATCACTACAGTTGTTTTGTACCCCAATTATGCCCCAACGCGAGTGATTTTAGATGTGTTCAGGCGTATCTAAAAACAGTATAAATTGGGGTATACAGCCTATAAAGCCGCATAAATAGCGGGTTTTATTACACTTTGACTCTGCGCGTGCTGGTTCGATTCCAGCCATCCCAACCAAATGAAGATCGCAAAAACCTAGCAATCATGCGGGTTTGAGCGGTCTTTATTTTTTTATTGCTCAATCATAAATTAAGCCGTACCCCAGCAGTACCCCAATAAACTTTCAATATGCTAGTTTAGACGAGCTCTTCCGTATATCTTCTATGTCTATATGGGTATAGACTTCTGTGACCGACGTGGAACTGTGCCCCAACAGTTCTTGCACCTCTCTTAGCCCGGCTCCGCCCTTGATTAAATATGTAGCGTATGTATGGCGGCATTTGTGCGGGGATAGGTACGGCACGGCAGGACGGCCCTGGTCCGCCAGGATTGCGTTTATTGCGGTAAAAGCAGCCGCATATTGCTTCCTGAGCTGGAAAGTATCCCAATAATTAAATTCTGTATTAGCAAGGACATATAGCCCCTTCATCGGAATCCTGTCCAGCAATGCCCCTAGATCGTCCGTGATTCCAATATACCGCTCTTTCCCACTTTTGGTGGATTTCAAATAATACCCGCCACCATTTTTTACGGCCACGGAATGGCGGACGATAATTATACCATCTTCTCGGTTAATATCTCTCCACTGCAGTGCTGCCGCTTCGCCAATGCGTAGACCCGTATACAAGAGCAACTCTATAATTTCTCCGTGCTCTACGGATGGGGCAAGCTCTAATAACGCAGCTATATCGGATTTCCCGAATACCTTCGGGGTTTGATCCTTATCTTTTTTTATGCTGATCTTACGGCAAGGATTTGTAAGGCAGAAGCCGTTGTCTATTGCGGTCTCAAAAATGCCGTTCAAGGTTATTTTGATGTGCTGCTGGGCGGACTTTGACAGATTGCTCCGCTCTTTCATAAATCGTTCAATATGAGCCGGGCGGACACTTTCAAATTTGAGATTCCCGAGGCCGGGGATAATATGGTTTTTTACATACTGCTCATAATTGCGGTATGTACCATCTTCCACTTTCCCCTTTTTATATATTTCAAGCCATTGAACAGCCCATTCCCCAATGGTTTTTGTTTTTTCAATTTGAGGAGTGCCGGATTGCTTCAGCCAGTCCTTGTATTTATTCTTTGCTTCCGTTTTGGTTTTGCCATAAAAGGACTTGCGGATGGCGTGCTGGTCCGCATCATATCCCGCCGTGACACGATATTCCCATAGACCTTCTCGCTTTTTTCTTAGGCTTCCGTCTCCATTAGCGTTTCTGGACATAAGCAGACCGCCCTTTCCCTATTTCTAGATCATTTTAATCCATATCAAATACAGAAATCAATGAAATCCAGCATTTTCCACAAATCTGAATGTGAAAATTTTACTCGATGGAATATTTTTCCTTGTCAAATTTATACCTAATGCTCTATAATTGATACATAAGATATGCGAATGTAATATTGAGTACGCGTTTTGAGAATAGCTATGCTCAAAGCACGATGATCATCCGGGCGGCGCGATGATATATTATGGTTGATTTTTTCGCACGGCGAGAGTATAATGAGAATCAATCAGGAACAAATGTTCTAAATTGTGCGGATTTTTAGACATTCATATAAAGGTAGGAGGGGCAAGAGAATGAAAGTAGAAGAACACGAGGTTATGGATGTTATTGAAATTGAGTTCCCAGCAATATTACATAAAATAAAATCCATAAAAAAGGGCAACGTCATTCTCGTAAACAAGAATTTTAACAAGGATTAAAGCCCCTGGTCTCGAAGCAGCTCTTTAATTGCCCTTATTTCATCTGGTGTCAATTCGGGATTTTTCCGATTGGTTTCATATTCATCAGCGTCGCTCTCGGGCGGCGCTTTTCTTATTTCATTTTCTGATTCTTCGGTTCTCCCAAGTAAATAATCAATAGTACAACCAGCGTAATCACAGAATTTCTTTAAAGTGGCATAGTCCATTTCAGCCGTATCGTTTTCATGTTTAGCCACAGTGCCTTGTGACTTATTTAAAAGCATACCTAACTCTTTCTGGGACATTTTCTTAGATTCTCTATAGTATTTTATCTTCTGGCCCGTAGTCATTTAATCGCCTCCCTATCCTATATTATTCTATTTTCGAATTGATATCAAGAAAAATTCGAAAAAGTATTGACAATGCCAAAAATAATTCTATAATTGAATTGTATTCAAAAAACGAATTGAGAGGGGGTGATACCCATGATTGGACAAGCAATAAAAGCGATCAGAGAAGAACATGGCATCACTCAATATGAGCTGGCTAAAAGGTTAGGATACAGCCAAAGCAATATAAGCAAATATGAAAACGGAGACCTCGGTATTGATGCAACCTTCTTGATTAAAATTGCCCGTGCAATGGATTGCTCCATTGAAGAAATTTATAGAAGGGCGAGTACAAATAGCCATGATAAAGAAAGGAAAACATCATGAAAACTGCGATTGTCGAAAGCGGACTGTTTGAAGTGAATGACATCGGCGAAGTATACCGAATTAGCGACGGAAAAAAGGAACTGGCCGTACAGGCTAAAACGGGACGCAACGGAAGGTATCGGGTTGTATCTGCCATGATAGACGGGAAACAGAAGAATTTCTATGTGCATCGTCTTATCGCCGAGGCGTTCATACCGAATCCGGATAATAAGCCCGAAGTCAATCATAAAGACGGAAACCCTGCAAACAACCGGGTTGAAAATTTGGAGTGGGCAACAAGATCGGAAAACGCCAGTCACGCTTATAGAACCGGCCTTATAAATCCGTATGCCAACGCTGTGCCGTGTAAGAGGTGCAATTACCCCACAACCGCAAAAGACGGCCTTTGTGCTGTGTGTAAGCACGAATTAAAGAGGGCTGCCGCCAGGCTGGATAGAATAGCGAAGATTCGGGATTCAGTCGCGGATATAGAAATTGATAACGTATCCGATAAAACCGCATTGTATATAGAGCTCCGCAAGCGGGGAATGACATTCAAGGAAATCAGCGAAGTGTTTGGAGTATCCCGGCAGTGTGTGAACGAAGCTGTAAAAATAGCCGAGGCCAGGCAAGCCCGCGAGATTAATCCGAATGCCCAAACCAGAAAAGAAGCCGAGAGGCTCAAGCGCAAACTCAATAAAAACGCTTTGAAAATAGCAGATGCAAAGGAATTGATAAGCTCCATTGAGGCAGAAAACGCAGCGATTACCCAGCATATTGAATCCTTGCTTGGGACACGGCGCGATCAGGCGACGGCATAAAAAATCCCCTGCCGAAGCAGGGGAATTAAAGAGATTCACCTTTAAGTGCTGAATACAAAAAACCACCGCACAGCAGAATACCGAAAACGACCATCGACAATAAATCAAGCGAAAAGCCGGATGATAGTAACATTTCCACAGCCTTTAAAACAAATAGCAACAACAAAAATGCCGACAGAACAATATAGCCGTAATCCCGCCTATCGCCTGCAAGCCGGGATATAAACCGGCTCGTATACAAACCAGCCAAAATAGAAGCGCTATAGGTTCCCGACAAAACATATATTTCCGGCCCCGCCGGATATTGGGCGAAAAATGAAATGATTGGAAGCTTAATGATAAATGTTAAAACCACTGCGGCTATATACGCTATGCCTACATAAACCACATATCCGATAGCCACAGAAGCTATATGAAGAATAATCCTTAAAGGAAGCGGTTTATATACGAAATTTCCTGACGAGTTTGGTTCCGTGCAGGAATGATCTTCAAGATCATTCTGCTTGGCGGGTTGTGGTTCCTGGCGAAAAGCACTTCTGTCGTCCAAATTGTTTTCCCGTGGGGATATATCCAAAGTGGTAAATTCTTCGTCTTGAGGCTCCCGATTATTATACGACATACAGATCACCTTCAGCTGTGTTTTCGCGAGGCTGGACAGATGCGATCAAAGTCGGTTGTGGGACTGTAGGCATTGACGAGGAGGCGCTTCTTTCCGCATCATCTACAGTCAATGCACAAATAAAAACGATCAAAAGAAAGACTGTAAAGATTGTCAATATAAACGCAAGAATTACGTTTTTGTTTTTCTGTTCATTAGGGTAAGTTTCCTCGTTGGCTTGAAAGATAGGTGGCAACCCGCATTTCTCACAGCGGTCGGCGCCGAGATTCTCCATATGGCAATACGGGCACCGCCACTCACCGTCAGGGCCTTTAGTCACATATCGGCTAACCGGTTTATTTGGATTCCACTTTTTGGGGAAAAGGATGCTTCTAGGTAATCTGGTGGAAAAGATGATGACCAATACATAAAAGGACCATCCGATGAGCTTTCCAAGAAATTCCATTAAATCGTCAGGAGGCAATACATAAGAAGAATACCCGACGATTTTCCCAAAATGTTTGGCTAAACTGTCAGGGAATGGCCTCGATTCTACTAACGCAATAACCGTTTCACACAATTCGACAGCTAACAGTATCCAACATATAACAGCGACGATCAGTCCGATTACTATTTCACGTTTTTGGGAAGCTGTGAGCTTACGAAAACCAAATGGTCCACCTTCGGATGGCTGTTGTGGAAAGAATCTCCTACAACGTCTGCAATAACTACTTTTATCCAACCTTTCGCGGCAGGTGGGACAATACCTTGGCATATACTCTCCCCCCTCAAGGAGGGTATCCTACACGGAGCGAGAAAAGTCAACACTTTTCACACATTTTTTCACAGGATTTTAAACCACGCCTTGAAAAAGGGAAATATGAAGATGCTCAATGTCGAGTGGGATCGTCCGACCTGCCACACAAATAGTCGAGCGACACGTCAAAATAGTCCGCTAGGGCGCACAGGACCTCAATAGAGGCGGCACGTTCGCCTTTTTCGATCTTACTAATAGCCGCCTGAGTAATACCGAGTACCTCAGCCATTTGAGCTTGATTTAGCTTTGCGCTTTTGCGGAGAGCGGAAAGCCGTTCCGAGAAGATTTCTTGAAAGAACATAATATACCCCTTGACATATAACTTTAAGTCATATATACTGAGAATACAAAATATAACTTAAAGCTATAAAGTTGAGAGAAAGGAGGACAGATGAAATTGGCGATTAGACAAGTACGTGAAAAGCGAGGCTGGACGCAAAAGTATGTAGCGGATAAAACGGGGATCACTCAGGCGATGCTACAGAAAATCGAAACCGGAAAGCGCAAGCCCTCCTACGACGTCCTTGTCAAGCTGGAAGACTTATTCCACATGAGCCACCGCAAACTGTTCGGCGCGGCAACGCCGGACAACACAAAAAGGCCTGACGGCAATCAGGCAGAATCGTGACAAGCTCAGTATACACACGCTTTTAGCGAATGTCAAAAAAATCGACAAACAAAGCTTTTTGAGTTATTAGCAGGGAGGTGAAATACATGAAAAAGAAAAACCCGGCGCTTATTACGCCGGAGGAAATGGCAAGGGTATTGGGCAAAACGAATCCTGAATCGATCCGGAGCGCCTTGCGGCGGGGGACATACCCTATCGGCATGGCATATCAAACCGGCAGCGACAAATGGGTCTATGATGTCCCACGCGCCCCGTTCGAGGAATTTGCACGAACCGGGCGGGTTCCGAAAGAATAGGAAGTGAGTTGAAATGTCAGGAATCTTAATTGGTGCAGGCCTGCTATTAGCGTGGATCTCGACCTGCCTAGTAGATGCGCCGCTGTCGGTGATCGCCCTGGTGGGCGGGACAGGCGTGGCGCTGATGGTGGGAGGGTACATAGTAAAGATATGCAGAGAGGAGAGAAAGCCAGATGATAAAACAGATCGCTGCCGCTTGCGAACTAAAGGACATTGCTACCAAAGATTTAGTGGACGAGCTCAAAAAACGCGAAGGTGTGGAAACAGCAATCGCGGAGCCGTACCAAGATAAAGCTATCGAAGTAACCGGCCCCGCGATCATTCTGGTGGTTATGGATTAGCAAAGGAGAGATGAACAAATGAAATTGGTCATTAAAGGCAAACCTAAAGAGATTGCCGCCCTTGTACTGGAGATACAAGAGCGGCAGGAAGAATTCGTGCCATCACATGGCTATGGGTTGGAGCATAAGGAAACAGTTAGAACAGATTCTCCCGTATCCACTTCCACTGATCCCCAGTTAGCCACCCATTAACCATTTCCGAGACAGGAGCAATGATCATCTTGTCATTTGGATCAAGGTCCCGGGTACAAATTGATATTACTGAAGTTGTTGAATAATCAGTTTTTACAAGGTAGGTGGTGGTCAAGTACTTACACCAAACACCCAGAGATTCAATGTTCTCCATAACTTTGTCACGGTTGTTGGTTGGCGCGTGAAGATCATAGCTAATCATGTATATCATCTAATATCACCTCCTTTCGACAAAATCTTATCCAAGGAGGAGAGTGAAGTCAATACACAAAGGAGGCGTGCGGAATATATATGCAAAAAAGAACGCCCCGACTGCGGCAACAGTCGAGACGGACGCAAAGAAAAATATCCTAACCTCATTGTAGCGGAAGAAAGGGGAGATGTCAAATATGACAGGTTATAAAGGCTTCGATAACAACTTGAAATGCCGTAGTAAACAATACAGCATCGGTGAAACAGCACAGGAAGATGACCGGTCAGCAGCCACGAACACGGGCAACCGGTCAGCAGCCACGAACACGGGCAACCATTCAGCAGCCACGAACACGGGCAACTGGTCAGCAGCCACGAACACGGGCAACTGGTCAGCAGCCACGAACACGGGCAACCAGTCAGCAGCCACGAACACGGGCGACCGGTCAGCAGCCACGAACACGGGCAACCGGTCAGCAGCCCTGAGCACAGGATACCAGTCAGCAGCAATCGTTGCAGGCAAGAATAGCGTTGCTATCGCCACCGGCGTTGAGGGCAGGGCCAAAGCGGATATCGGAGAGGCTATTGTTCTGTGTGAGTATGACAATAACGGGAATCTGTCCCATATTAGTAGCTCTATAGTGGATGGGATAAATATCAAAGCAAACACATTTTATACGCTCAAAGGCGGTAGGCTGTTGGAGGTACCCAATAAAAATTAAAGAACTTTGCCACAGGATGCCGCACAGGTGGACATGCTCACCCAGATGCTGCGGGAGTATGTCGGCACAGGGAAGGAGGATGCGCAATGCGCGTGTATGAAGGGATAGGCCCCAACAAGGGCAAGGTGATATACGGCGACAGTGACGCCCGGGCGCTGATGTATGAGCAGATCGGGATCGAGCCCATCAACGGATGGGAAAACATCTATCCTGAGTTTATAAAGCAATTTGACCGGGATATGCTGGACTGGTGGTATTCGGGTGCATGGATTATCTATCCCGACGAAGAATCATTCCGGGCGTCATATAGGGAGGCTGTATAGTGTGGCGGAGCTATTGTTCTTTGATTCAGAGCACGAGTACCATGTGGGAGAAGAAATATACCCTAGCGTGTCAGAAATTATCCGATTTTTGAGCCGTGAGGAGTATGACAGCGTAAATCAATATAACCTCGATAATGCTGCCGAAAGAGGAAAACTTGTACATAAGGCTACAGAGTCAATAGACAAATATGGTAGCGTTGAGGCAGAAACAGGGATTGCCGGGTATGTGAGAGCGTATGTGCAATTTCTTAAAGATCACAATGTTCAATGGGAACACATTGAACACCCTATGTATCATGCAACTCGTAAGTATGCGGGAACACTGGATAGGGAGGGGATCGTTGACGGTAAACGGACACTATTGGATATCAAAACCAATGGGGTAATCAAAAAAGCGCTGGTAAAAGCTCAACTCAATGGATATGAGGACATGAGGCAATCTAATGGATACCCTGCGTCAGATCAGCTTATCTGCCTACAGTTAATGGCAAACGGAAAATACCGGCTTTATCCTTGTGAAAAAGATATGACTGAATTTGATGCCTGCTATGTCCTACATGCCGCACTTAAAAAGAAACAGGAAAGAGGGAGAATTTTATGATAGAACAGATAGAGCCGAAAACGAATCAGCTAGCGGAAACGAATGAGCAGGATATCAATGTGGCTTTGATGGCTCAAAATACACTTCTAAATGTAAAGGCGTTGAATCTTTTAAGCCGGGTTGCGACTAAATATGCGAACAGTAGCGTTGTACCTGACAATTATGCACGTAACCCGGACAATTGTTTCGTTGCCTGTGAGCTTGCTGCGCGTATGAATGTATCTCCTATTTTGGTTATGCAGAATCTATATATAGTTAAAGGCAAACCAGCGTGGTCTGGTCAGGCATGTATTTCACTTATAAATGGATCAGGTCAATTTGATAGTCCGCTAGACTTCGTTTTTGTAGGGGATAGAGGAAGTGATCAATTCGGATGTTATGCAGTTACTTCCAGAAACGGACGGGAACTGCGTTCTACCACTATAACAATGAAAATGGCTGCGGATGAAGGATGGCTAAACAAACAGGGAAGCAAATGGAAAACCATGCCGGAACAAATGATGATGTATCGTTCCGCTGCTTTTTTTGCTCGAGTATATTGTCCAAACCTGTTGATGGGATTTTCAACAGAAGATGAAGTCAGGGATATTCAGCCGGAAGAAAAGCCTAAAGAAACGATTTGCTTATGATCTTATGTCCTATTTGCCGCAGGCTGGGCAGGGTGATTGAGAGCCGGTCCTACATACACTGCCCGGCATACGGGCTGGTACACATAGACCATTGCACCAAGGATAGCTGCAAGTATCACCGGTACGACATCAGCACCGATTGGTGCAGTTATCGGAAAGGAGGAGACAAAATGTGCCGAACCGCATCATAAAAGAAAGTATTTGCACGAGCGAAACAATAGCTCAATTGACGTGGTTTGAAGAAGTATTCTTTGAACGTCTCATAGTAAATTGCGACGATTACGGAAGGTTTGATGCCAGGCCGCCTGTTATTCGAGGCCGGTTATTTCCGCTCAAAAGTGTAACGGATGTCCAGATTGAGAGCGCTCTTAATAAGTTGGCGACGGTAGGTATTGCTCATCTCTATATAGTAGATGAAAAGCCGTACCTGCAATTGGTCACTTGGGATAAGCATCAGCGCATCCGTGCACACAAAAGCAAATATCCAGGGCCCGAGGAAGGAATCTGCTGTCAAATGTCAGCAGATGACAGCAACCCGCCGTCATCCGCTGACAAATGCGTCCGTAATCCAATCCAATCCGAATCCAATCCAAATCCAAATCCAAATCCAAATCCAAATACGCCGGGCGAGCCCGGTGATGGTGTGATGAAAATTTTTCGTGAGTATGCCGGGGAAGATGAAGGTCTGCTCTCAGTATTGTCTGATTTCAAGGCTATGCGCAAGCAGATAAAAAAGCCGCTGACGGCTAGAGCGGCACAGATGATTGTGGACAAGCTGAAAGCGCTGGCCGATGCCGGGAACCCTCCGGCTCAGGTACTGGAGCAAAGCATCTTCCACTGTTGGCAGGGGGTCTTTGAATTGAAGGGAGGCAGCAGGAATGGAAGCCCTGGCAAAGCTGATGGAGACCTTCCGGCAAGCGGCGAATACGGGAACTACCTGTGAACCGGTTGACATGGCCAAGTATCTGCAAAGCCGGTGCGATGCTTATAACGCTATGGCTGGTGGGCTATCGGGAGAGGATTGCCCTGTCTGCCGCAACAAGGGCTTTGTGGCGTATCTGGATGGGATGGAGGAGAAAACCCGCGAATGCCGTTGTATGGTGTCTCGCAGGGCGCTGTGGCGTATGGAGAGCAGCGGATTGGGTGATCTTCTGTCGGCCTACACCTTCGACAGCTACCGGGCTGACGAGGCGTGGCAGAAGCCAATATGGGACGGTGCTCATGCTTATCTGGACGACTACACCGGAAAGTGGTGGTATATCGGCGGACAGGTTGGCGCAGGAAAAACGCATATTTGCACCGCCATTACCGGAGAAATGCTTCGTCGTGGTATGGAGGCACGGTATATGCTGTGGCGTGATGAGGCCACCGCACTGAAGGCTGTAGTCAATGATGACACGGAATATCAGCGGCTGATTGCCCCGCTGAAGACTGTCCAGGTTTTGTACATAGACGATTTCTGGAAAACGGGTGGAACAGAAAACGGAGAGAAGAAATTTCCGACTCCGGGGGATATCAACCTTGCCTTTGAAATTTTGAACAGCAGGTATAACCGTCCCGAGCTGGTAACAATCCTGTCCGGCGAGTGGACAACGGATGAGCTGATGTGGATTGATGCGGCAGTGGGAAGCCGGATCTACCAGCGGGCCAAGGACTATCACTTTGACATCAAACGGGATCCGGCGCGAAACCACAGGATGAAGCGAGACGTTCCGGTATACCGGCACATGGAGAGGAAGGGGAATCGTGAAGGATCATGAATGCCTGGTAGCAACGTGCAAGCCGGAAATCTGCTGCTATAAATGCAAACAGCGGGAAAGATGCACGCTTGTCTGTCAGAACTCGCCGGACAAATGCGGGATGTATTACCAATACACGCCATACCAGCAGTATCTAACGAAGACGCTGGCTATAGGAAAAAGAAAGGAAGTGCGACATGCTTAATGCAGTTTGTTTGATGGGACGGATGGTGGCTGACCCGGAGCTCCGTCACACCCAGAGCCAGATCCCGGTTACCAGTTTCCGGATTGCGGTAGACCGCACGTACCAGCCCAAGGGCGCGGAACAGCGGCAGGCCGATTTTCTGGATATTGTCGCTTGGCGCGGCACGGCGGAATTTGTCTGCCGGTATTTCCGCAAGGGACAGCTGATAGCTATTCAGGGTTCCATCCAGACGCGGAAATACACCGACAAGGACGGCAACAACCGGACGGCTTTTGAGATTGTGGCCGACAATGTTTTCTTTGCGGAACCGAAGAGGGATGGCACATCTTCTGGACAGGGCTACGGCTCACAGGTTCCCCCGCAGCCCACGGAATCGGCAGCTGCCTTCTCCACCGCCAATGCGGGCGATTTCGAAGAAATCGTGGGAGAAAGTGACTTACCATTTTAAGGAGGGGACAGTGTGGGGAAAGCCAGCCGAAACAAAGGAAAGGCCGGAGAGCGTGAGGTAGCCCGGCTATGCCGGGAATATGGCTACGATACCAAGCGGGGCCAGCAGTACAGCGGGAGAGGCGAGGATGATGTGGTCGGCCTCCCCGGAGTACATATCGAAGTTAAGCGGGTAGAGCGGCTGAACCTCCATGCGGCTATGGAGCAGTCCATCCGGGATGCAAAGGGAGATATCCCAATTGTGGTACACCGCATGAGCCGGGAGCCGTGGATGGTAACCATGCGGTTTGAGGATTTTATGACCATGTTCCGCGAATACGACGCGGGCAAGGCTTTGATGGGGTGATAGTACGAGTTACAGAGACAGGGTTAAATCGTTTTTAGAAACGTATTTCCATCTGCCGTCAGGGGAGATTACGGATGATCTCATCAAAGAGGCTATTTGCTATTTGTTGGAATTTATGGTCTTTGCATATGAAAAAGATATTAAGGTAACGGCGTTAAAGGATCATAGCATAATTCTCCCGGAATGTGCTTTCGATAAATGGCGGAATAAACAGAACAAAAAGTAACCCGAGGTACGCGTTTAAAGGTGCATTGTGAAAAAAGGAGGCGAACCCATGAACGAGACCGAAGCCCTGTCCTATCTGGCTGAAATTATCGATGCAGCGAGAGCAGGCGGGGCACCGCGAGAGCATATCCAGGCGTTGCAGCTGGCGCGAGAGGCGCTGGACACCGTATCATCAAACAATAAATCATTTAGGGAATCTATTATGAAAATACACGAAAACCGATGAATTGATACAGATGGAAAAGGGAGAGAAAAGCTGAATGAAACCGATACTGTTTAACACCGAGATGGTCCGGGCGATTTTGGACGGGCGAAAGAGCGTTACCCGCCGGGTTGCGTTTTCCGAATGGCTGAGTACATCAAACGCGAGGACGTATTAAAAGCGTTAATAATAGCTCGTGGATATTGCCCGTGTGCCTATGACGAGATTGTAAAACTACCCGTCGTCGATCCCATACACGCAGCGGGAGGATGCTATTGCCGGGAGTGCGTGCATTGGATCGGAGATATCCAAGCGCCATACGGAAACGAAAAGCATGGACACTGTGAAGTATGGCTTGGAAGCGGATGTGAAATGTGTATGGATGCGGACGATTTTTGCAGTTATGGAGAGCCTAAAAAGGAGGTGGAAGAGTAGCCAATGAAAACAATATGTGAAATAGTGATATGCGCCATGTCAACAGCTGGCATATCCGTTGTGTTATTGCTTGTATATTTTCTCCTTGGCCATACCTCAGCACCGTCTTGGTACGAAATCGCTTTGACAGGTGTCGTAAGCGCACTTGCCGCAAACAAGTTGTACAAGCTGTCCACCAGGGAGGAGGGCGACACATGATAATTGACGGAGATATCCTGGGATGGAATGAGCTCCAGAATCCGCACATGAACAAGGAGGACGACACATGAGACTGGTAGCCGTACACAATACAGATCTCGACGATTGGATTGCGGCCAGACATTATCTGCACTCCACGCCAGCCGGAGCTGTCCTGAGGCTGGAGATACTGGATGACAATGATAACCGCATTGGCGGGATGCTATGGGGTCGGCCTACTAGTCGACATATAGATCAGCGCCGGATATTGCAACTGACTAGGATGTACCTGGTGGATGACACGGAGCCTTATGCGGAGAGTAAGGCGCTGTCCAAGGCACGGCAATATATCCGCAGACATTACCCGCAGATTAATGGGCTAATTACCTACGCCTCTACCGGAGAGGGACACGAGGGGACGATCTATCAGGCGGACGGATGGATGATGCTAGGGCACACACGTCAGCAACGTCGAGGTTGGTCTAATCGCCCGGGGAGGATAGACCGAGACCTGACGCCTAAAGTCCGCTATGTACGGACACCGTAAGGAGGGACGACACATGATTACCATCACTTTTGGCGCTGTTGCACTGATGCTGGCCGCTACAGCGTCCCTGTCGGCCTGTTTGGGGCTGATGATCGGGTGCCTATTAAGAGCAGCGTCGGACAAGCGCAAGGGAAATCAGGGCCTTGCAAAGGGGAATGGAGGCATACCAAATGGTAAGCGAGGAAATTGATACATTCCTGGCTTTTCTCCGGGGAACAGAACAACAATACCATATAGCAGAAGCATCCGAACAGGAAGCCAACGATATGACGCAAGACCTCCTGCATAGCCTTGAACTGCAAGAACACAACTACCACGAATATGCCAAGTTGTCGAAAGAGTTGAAAAAGGTACGTCAGCAACGCCGGGCAGCAAAAGACACGTTGAGCGAAACACTCCCTATATTGACCTGGATAGAATCCAACAGGGCGGTAATCCGCGGGCTTGAAAAGCTGCTAGGCGAGGTCAGAAAAGCTGAAAAACGTACAGACAACCGCATTTATACGCCGCGCGCGCAGCAGAAAGGAGCCGTATGAAAAAGGGCGAAATATATGTCTATTCTTGGGCGGAGTGGCCGGAAGATGATCCAATTCCGTGTCCCCAAAAAGCGCTGATCATCCAAAACAACACGAGCAATACATACTTTCCCCGTGTCATCGTTGTCCCTCTTATAATCCCATCAATTAAAGTTAAGTATCCCATGCAGTTTGATATATCCTTGCGCGGGCAAAAGCTTCGCGCATTATGTGACAGGATGGAGACAATCGAAAAAAAAGAACTAGGCTGCCTATTGGGAAGCCTAGCCGAAAAAGAAATGATAACACTAGACCGCTGCCTTGCCGTATCCGTGGGAATTATCGGATGGAGGGACAGACATGACCCGACAAGAAGTGAAACTGTGGATTAGACGTCCCCTGGAATATCACAGGCAAGTGGAAGAGCTTACACAGGCGCGGAAGGACAGCGGGCCGGAAAATGCAGGCATGTATGAGCAGCGTTTGAAAGAGCTACAGGCTGCCGAAGCAGCAGCGCGTATTGAGGTATACGAGCGGTTAAAATCGGCTGATCTTCCGCCGCGTTTGGCGTCCGTCCTTACACAGAGATACTTGCGGTGCCTCAAATGGCCGGTGATCATCCGTACAATAGGCAAATCACGGCAATGGGCCTATAAGCTCCATAACATGGCGCTGGATGCACTAACCGAAAAAATGCAGTAAGGGAGGGGTTATCCCCTCCCTTTTGCTATTTCGATTTATCCGATAATTAGATCATCTGGAGCCCGGTGCAGATATTCGGCGACAAATTCCGCATCTGTGCACGGGGCAATATCATGGTGTACCGCTTCGCGGGTGTCATCGTCCATGTATACAGCCATAGTGTCTATATCTATTGTTTCTAGCGCCGTTTCAGGCGATACCCAGTGCATTCCATTATCCACGCTTATTCTTTTCATAATAGCCCCTTTCTCCCCGTATAGCCGATATGACAGCTCATTCTCTTTTAGCCTTTTGCAGATACTCTTCGATTGCCTCTTTTAAGATCTGCGCTTGACTGTCTCCGCGCATGTGGGTAACTTCGCGGAATCTTTTCGCCAGGTCAATAGGCACTCGGAAGGCGATCTGTTTATACGTTTTATCCTCATACCTTTTCCTGACTGTGTACGACACTTTCCCCGTTGACATCGCCTCCTTAATCTGTTATAGTGTAGACAAGAGGCAGCACCTGCTGTGAGTGTTGCTTGCTGCTTGATCGTTAGCCTGCGCAATAGGCTAGCGATCTTTTATTTTGCCCGAAAGCAAAACAGTACAGCGAGGACAAGCAATGTAAGCACGCATATTATGTATCGCACTATTTGCTTACCCATCGGCACCACCTCCAATCCTTGTCAGGATGGTGGCGCTGCCCCTTGCTACGCTTATACTATAACATGACGGTAGCGTTATGTCAACCCCCATTTTCAAATTTTTTTGCCCCGTTTGGGGCTTATTTTTTTGCATCACAAAATATTGTATAAAATCGGTGATGGTTGACTTGAAGTAGACTATATATAGTGTGTTATGCTGTATGCAGGGGTGATTATATGGCAAGACCTAAGCTAACAGACCCGGTTGCAGTAGAGGAAGCTATTAGCCAGGCGAGGCAATGGGCACAGGATCACAAGGTTGCAATGACCGTAGAGCGTTTGGCCGTTGCGCTGGGCGTGGATCGTGAAACGGTTATAAGATACGCCAGAGGCGAGCCGAATGGCGGAGACTGTGACGAGGAGGGGCGGGAGAATACACACACAATATGCGGGATGATCTCGCGCGCGTATGACGAAATCGCCGCGTCACAAGCCGAGTATGGCATGACAAACGATTTTCACATGGTGCAATTCTTATTGAAAAACAATCACAAATACAGGGATAGGATTGAGGCGGAGTTGACCGGCGCTCTCCCGGTTGTCATCAAGGGAGAGGATCAGCTTCCCGATTGATTCGCCGCTCAACTATACTAAATGTTTGTTGAGTATAGTTTACAGCACAATATGTAGTATGCGGATTTTGGATTGATCTATATATTGTGTGTGCATTATGACAGTTACAGTTGAGCGCGGATTATTGCACGGATACAGCATATACAGCGCCTAGCCTTGTGCATTATGCCGAGGCGCGGCGGGGATACCTGGGGGCGTGTACGGGTAGCGATAGTGGTGTATCCATGTGGCTTCCACCAGCTGCGGCAGTTGGCTGGCGGGTGGGGAGGCTCCCGCGGCCCCGGGGGGGCGTGCTACGAGATACCCCTCACAATATTTTTTCGATTTCTAGGCCGCTTTAGTTGAGTAAAGCGATTGAGCCGAAAGAGCCGTCATATCCATGTGAAAGGGCGGCGCTGGCGCTATAGGTTGTTGTTAGGAGCGGAAGAGGCTCAAACCTGCAGAATCATGCGGTTTTTGGCGGTGGGGGAGGGCCAGGTCGAAGCAGTATGGGCTACGAATTAGAGAAAGAAGGGCCAGAACCCCGAAAAAATGGGGTGAAGCCTTAGAGCCGCAAGGGTTTGAGGGCATTTTTGTTTTTGCCATATATGGCAGAAAAAAGGCCGATTTTTGCCACCGGTGGCAAAAACGTAGCGATTTAATGCGATAAAGTGAGCGGAGGGGTAAGCGCCATGCCTATGAAGAAAACGCTCAGAAAGCAGATAAACAAACGGCTGTGTGTTTCTCGTGGTTCTGTCGAGAGGCTGGATAAAACGGCGCTGAAAGCTGTTTTAGCTATCACGTCCATGGGCGACTTTGAAAAGTTCTATGTTACCGAGGCGGAAGACGGAATAGATTGCTGGGTCATTGTGGAGGGCATAGACATCATGGATGATCTGATGCTTACCAGAAAAGCGATGGATGCCAGCGAGGTTCTGAAAAGAGAGATTCGCTGTCTGTCCTTTGAACAGGGAGAGATATGGGATGCGTACCTTCCTCCGGAAACCATTGTGTTTCAAAGGAGAAAGCCATGAACCGGGATGAATACAGGCGCATGGCGGAGGAATACCGGGAACAGGCTGCGGTGTTGGCGGCCAGGCGGGATAAGCTGATCCGCGAGGCGAAAACGTCTCCGGGAGTTTTGGTCAATGACGATTACATAAAGCGGTGTTTGATCCTGGATCAGGAAATCAAGGAGCTGGCAGAAGCCGCCGCCGCTGTACTGAAATACGCGGAGGCATGAGATGGGTATTGTCAACAGAATGGGGGAACTGGGAACTTTCGTGCTGGAGACAGGGGAAGTCTCCGAGCTCACCATCCGGGAAGGGGATCGGATTGTCCGCCGGGAGAGCGTGGAGAGCTTCCGCCGCTTATCCGAAAAATATGTCCCGCTCAACGGGCGGCGGGAATTTGTCAAATGCTTCCGTGATATTTTTGAGCCGTTGTGCAAAGCGTTATCTCCGGTGGAAATGTGGGTGGCTATGGCGGTGGTGCCGCTGATTGCCACCAATTCCGGGATATTGGAATACCGTAACGGAAAAAAGGTAACCACTGCCGGGCTGTGTGAGATGTACCGGAAGGAAATGAGCGACCGGTCCATCTACCGCGGGATCGCGGGGTTGGTGGAAAAAGGCGTGCTGGCGAAATGCCGCGTCGGAGGAAAGGCGCTGCTGGTAGCAAACCCCTATATCTATCAGCGAGGGACGCAGGCCAATGCGACGCTGCTGGGGTTGTTTGAAGATACGGAGTGGGCGATATGGGCGAAAGAATCACCATCAATCTCCCGGAAATAGTCGGGGGAGGTTATAAGCAGTTCTGGAACTGCCGGAAACGTTACCGTGTGGTCAAGGGAGGGAAAGCCTCCAAGAAATCCAGCACGGCGGCGCTGTGGTTCATCTACCATCTGATGAAATATCCCGGGGCCAATCTGCTGGTGGTGCGCAACGTATTCAATACACACCGTGATTCGACATACTCGCAGCTCAAATGGGCGGTGAAGCGGTTCCAGGTAGACAAATACTGGCGGTGTATCGAAAACCCATTAGAGATGCAATACACCCCCAACGGCAACCGGATATTGTTCCGGGGATTTGACGACGTTGACAAGCTGGCGTCCACCACCGTTTCTTCCGGGTATCTTTGCTGGGTCTGGATCGAAGAAGCGTTTGAAATCCAGTCCGAAGCGGATTTTGACAAATTGGACTTGTCCGCTCCCCGGGGCAATGTGCCGGAGCCGCTGTTCAAGCAGACCACCCTGACCTTCAATCCTTGGAGTGAAAAAAGCTGGTTGAAAAAGCGCTTTTTCGATAATCCAAGCGACAACGTCCTGGCCATGACCACCAATTACCTGTGCAACGAATGGCTGGATGAGGTGGATCGGGCAGCATACGAGGATATGCGGATCAACCATCCCCGGAAATACGCTGTCGCCGGTTTGGGCGAATGGGGCATATCGGAAGGGCTGATCTATGACCGGTGGCGCGTGGAAGAGTTTGATCCGGAGAAGCTGCCGGAGCAGTGGAAATACAAGCACCTGTTCGGGCTGGACTACGGCTATACCAACGATCCCACGGCGTTTATAGCCGTAGCAGTGAACCCTATAGATAAATTGCTGTACATCTATGACGAGCATTATCAAAAACGGATGCTCAACAGCGATATTGCCGAAATGATCAAGCGCAAGGGGTACGCCAAAGAGCGCATCCGGTCGGATTCGGCGGAGCCAAAATCCAATGAAGATATCCGGCGCATGGGGATCTCCCGGCTGCTGCCTGCCGAGAAAGGGCCGGACAGCGTGATTCACGGGATCTCCCGGTTGCAGGAATACCAGATGATTGTACATCCCCGATGCAAAAACACCATTGCCGAGCTGTCCTCCTACGTCTGGGAGCAGGACAAGGGGGATGGCGTGATCAATCGTCCCGTAGATGCGGACAATCACCTGATGGACGCTTTGCGGTACGCTATGCTGGACATCAAGTATTTTCACCCGGACCCTGGCATTAACCCCAAGACAGGCGTTCCGGAACAGGTAAAACGGCACGGTGTACGGCCGATGTCGCCGGGTATCCGCGCAGATGATTTCCGAGGAGGTTGGGGCGGTTGATGGAGTTCGTGTGTTCAGCTGTTGGCATGCTGGCGGTGCTGATCGCTTATGAATTGGGCAAGCGGGGCGCAGGACAGAAGGACCAGGCGCCAGCCGCCCGGAACCGGCTGCGTCCGGTGAAATCAAAAAGATCCGGTGAAAGCGAAGAGGAGCGCATCCAGCGCAAACAGATGGAAAACTTCATGAATTATGACGGCTTTGAAAGGCCTGACCCAAAAGAGGGTGATTGACCGTGGAGGAACGCAAACAAAGCGATCCGTCCCGCGTTTGGGCGGAATATAAGGCCGGAGCGCAGTTCAAGGCCCAGCTGGGGAAGAAGGGGCTGTATGAACAGAACAAGGCCAATGAACGCATGTATGTGGGCGATCAGTGGTATGGCGTGAACTGTGGAGATGACCGGCCCCTGGTGCGTTACAACGTCATCAAGCGGATCGGCGATTACAAAATGGCGGTTGTAGGAGCCAGTCCCATCACGGTCAACTATACCGCCGACGGCATCCCCAACACCCTGGAGCTTCAGGAGCGCACACGGGAGCTCAAAGACCGTGTAATCGGGGAGCAGGGGATAAACGGAATCGGCGTAAACACCCCGTTTTGCGAAGGCCCGACGACGGACAGCGAAATCAACGTGATCATGTCGGCCATGTCCGATTACTTCCGCACCACGGCGGAACGGCTGAAATTCGACGACTTGAAAGAGACCGCGCTGCGCAACGCCTATTGCACCGGAACCGGCATACTGTACACCTGGTGGGACGACCGCATCCGAACCGGCTTGTACGCCGACATTTCGCGGAGGACGCCCATTAAGGGAGACATTGCCTGTGAAGTGCTGGACATTGAAAATGTCTATTTCGGCGATCCCAATCTGGACGATGTGCAGGGGCAGCCGTATATCCTCATCGCCCAGCGAAAAAGCGTCAAGGAGCTGCGGAGGGAGGCCCGGAGGAACAAGCGGCCCCGGGATGAGATCGAAAGGATAGCGGAGGACAGGGACACCGAGTATATGGCGGGACAGCGGGGGGAAGACGAGCCGCTGGAATCCAGGAAAGCAACCGTCCTGACCAAGATGTGGAAGGAGTGGAACGAGGACGGATCCGGCTACACGATTAAAGCGGTGCAGGTGTGCCGGGGGGCGACCATCCGCAAGGAATGGGACATGGGCATCCGCCTGTATCCGGTGGCAAAGTTTTCGTGGGAGCGGCGTCACAGCTGCGTGTATGGCGACAGTGAGATCACCTATCTGATCCCCAACCAGATTGCCATAAACCGGATGATCACCGCCTCGGTGTGGGCGGTGATGACCATGGGCATGCCGATCATGATAGCCAACGGGGATATCGTGACCGGAGACATCACCAACGATCCCGGGCAGGTCATCAAAGTGTTCGGCGGTGAATCGGATGTGGCGGGGGCCATTCGCTATGTGAACCCGCCCAACTTCTCCCCGAAATTTGACGAGAATATCGAGAGCATGATTTCCCAGACCATGACCCAGGCGGGGGCCAACGATGCGGCTTTGGGAAACATGAGGCCGGACAACACCTCCGCCATTATCGCCGTCCGGGAAGCGGCCACCATGCCGCTGCAAATGGTGCAGAACCGCTTTTACAGCTTCTGTGAAGACGTTGCCCGCATTTGGGCCGAATTCTGGGTGATGATGTACGGCAACCGGAGCTTGAAGGTACAGGATGAAAGCGGGACCTGGTACATGCCCTTTGAAGCCAAACGGTACCGCGATCTGGTAATCAACGCCCGCATCGACGTGGGAGCCTCCACCCTGTGGAGCGAGAGCCAGTCCATCCGCACACTGGACAATCTGTTTGACAGGCAGGTCATTGACGCCGTGCAGTACCTGAGCAGGCTGCCCAAAGGGACGGTGCCCAATGTGGCCGGGCTGATCCGGGAAATGCAGCAGGCCGCAGCACCGGAGGCGGCCGCTGCGGCAGGGGCGGGAGGACAACCAGGAGCGCCAGACGCGGCCATGCCCAGTGAACAGGACATTGTGGCGGCATTGTCCCCGGATTTGCAGGAGGTCTATAACTCCATGCCGCAGCAGGCAAAGACGGCCTTGATTAAGAATGTCCTATCTCAGACGGCGAGGACGCCGGAAACCATGCCGACAGGCACCACACTATAGGTTACAGGAAAGGATGAAAACGATGGAGGAAACAAAAGTGGAATCTGCCGTAGAAGAAACGGTAGAAGCGCCGGAAACACCGGAGGATGCCGCTGCGCCGAAAGATACCGAAGGTCAGGAACCGGAGGAGAAGACGGCAGAGGGAGAAGGACAGGAGGCAGGACCGGCAGCGCCTTCCACCGAGCCGGAGGAGAAAGAGGATGAGAAGGGAAGCGGAGGGGGGGAGAATGCAGTATTGCGCGTCATCGACCCCGACGGCGAAGAGAGGGAAATCCCCGCAGAAGAGGCTGCCCCCTATGTGGAAAAAGGGTTGATGTGGGACAGCTTCGGAGATAGCTATGCGAAGCTCCAGCGACTGGCGGCCAGCTGTGATAAGGATGTATCCGGCCTGATTGACGCCCTGGTGGAGAGCAATGAAAAAGCAGAATACAACCGCATTTTAGCGGAGTGCCACCAGGACGAAGCGCTGGCCAAACAGGTGCACGCTTACCGTAAGGCAGAAGCGGATCGGAAATACAGCGAACAGGTGTCGGCTGCGTCGCAGAAGCGGGAACAGGCGGTATCCCAGAAGAAGGAAGCGCTTACGGAACGGCTGGCCAGCGAATTCGTGGAGCTGTCCAAGGAAGTGCCGGACTTCAAGGAGTTCAAGGAAGTGCCGCAGACGGTTGTGGATACTGCTGTCGGGAAGGGCATATCGCTGTACGATGCGTATCTGAGGTTCGAGCGGTCCGAAGCGCGACGGCGGCAGGCGGAAGAGGGAAGCGCGGCAGCCGCGGCGAAGAATACCGCCGGGTCGATGGCGTCCAACATAGACGCCCCCAACGAGGTCATGGAAGCCTTGATGGCGGGTCTGTCTCGTGCGTTAGATTAACAAACAGGAGAAAGAAAGAGAGGAAACAACATGGCAATCAATACGTTGGCTTTTGCGGAGAAACTGTCTCAGGAGCTGGATAAAGCCCTGGTACAGAAATCGGTTACGGGCTTTATGGCCGACAACGTGTTCCGCAGCAAATTCGTGGGTGCGAAAACGGTGCTGATCCCCACCCTGGAAATGTCCGGCCTGGGCGACTATGACCGGGACAAGGGTTTTGTAACCGGCGCCCTGACCTTGACCCACAACGCATATACCCTCTCCCAGGACCGTGCCCGCACATTCCATCTGGATAGTGAGGACGAGGATGAAACCGGCATTGCGAACCTGGCCGGTCAGGTAATGGGCGAATTCGTCCGCACGCAGGTGGCTCCGGAAATGGACGCCTATATTTTGTCCAAACTGGCGACCCTGGCGGAAACCAAGAAGCAGACCATTACGGGCACCCCGGCATCTCAGGCGTACAAGATGTTTGTCGAAGGGGTGGGAAAGGTCCAGAATGTGACCGGCTATGATGAAGAGCTGGTGGCGTTTGTGGACAGCGCCATGTGGAGCGCTCTTCAGACCAGCGCCGAAGTGTCCCGCCAGATCGTGATCAGCGATTTCAAAAAGGGTGAGATTTCGACGAAAGTGAAAAAGCTCAACGACGTGGCGATCATCCCGGTGGCGGACGCCCGCATGAAGACGGCGTTCACTTTCAATGACGGTACCACAGAAGATCAGGAGGCGGGCGGTTTTGCCCCGGCGGCTTCTGCAAAAAATGTGGGGCTGCTCATCCTGCCGAAGCGGGCCACGTCGCTGGTGAAGAAAACGGAGAAAATCCGTATTTTTGAGCCGAATAAAAACCAAAGCATGGATGCCTACAAACTGGACTACCGCCTATACTATGATGCTTTCATTAAGAAGAGCATGGAGGGCACCGTGTTTGCGTATTCCTACACGACGGGGGCCTGATAGGAGGATAGAGCATGTACCATCTGGTAAGAGAGAATGTCCATAAGTACGCGGCCACGGTGTCGCGGCGCGATCAGCTGCTGGGGGACGGGTTCCATCTTGTGGAGGATGAACCGTCGAAAGCGACTTCCGTCCCGGAAGGGGAAGAGAACATTTCCCAGGAGCAGCCGGAGGAGAGCGCGGCCCCGGAAGGGGAAGAGAAGAAGCCGGAGCCGGTAAGGCGACGGAAGTAAACCGTGAAGCACCCTGCGGGGGAACATTCCCCCGCAGGGATACGGAGGGAATCGAATGGTGACAGGGAGAGACGTGATGGATCGGGCGCTGGTGCTGCTGAACTACACCAACCGTTTCGGCGAGGTAGACGGACAACAGTCCGGAGAACTGTACAAGCGCGGCCTGGCGATCCTCAACCAGGTATATTCCGATCTGTGGCACATTGAACACAGCGAGACGCACCCCAAGCGAGGGGAAAAAGCAAAACCCCTGTGCTGGAAGGAGCTGTGCAACATGGCGGAGCCGATCCGTCTGTCTCCCCGGACCGTTCAGGAGGTTATGCCATACGGCGTGGCGATGTTTCTGGCGCAAAGCGAGAGCGACAGCGACAATCAATCGCTGATGGCCGCCCTTTACAACCAGAAACGGATGTCGGTGCCGCATGGCCCAAATTGGCGGTTGGACGTATTGCCGAGGGGGATTGACGGATGAAATATCCAACGATTGGAGCGGATAGGCAATACCGGATAACGGTGCCGCAGATGGACGGTGCCGTCAATCGGGTGGCTTCTCCTTCGGCGGTGGAGGACAACCAGCCGACAGACACATCAAACATGTGGTGGCACGATGGGGTTCTGTGCACACGGCCCGGATTTCAGGCGAAAAAGAATTCCGTGTCGGAGGCACTGACCTTTCAAAACAGCGTGTTCTATGGCGATCACGAGGTGCTGTGCCCGTCCCCTGTCGATGCCCCGGTCTATGGGAGGCAGTTTTATACTCAGCGCGGTTCTACGGCGCAGGAGGTTCAGAACGTAGGATACGACGGAGAAGTCCGCCCGTTCCGCAGCAAGGACGGTCAATCCCTGATGGGGTATGCCCACGGAATTGCCCAATATGTACAACTGATACCGTATGGGACAGTTGAGTACGAAAGAGGCGGAGAAACATATCGCGGGGATGGCGTAATCGTGTGGGATCAAGGACAGATGTATGGACTTCCGGAAAGCGGCAGCGAATGGGTATCGTTGAATGAGGAGGCGTACATTCCTTTGGTGGCGGCTGAAGGAAAAGGGGTTTCAAACTCCGACGCCGATCATTTGACAACTTTTAGCGGCACCTTGAACGAACCCATCAATTTGCTTTCCCGGTGGTTCCGAGTGCAGTTCACCACAGGGGATGACATAGATTTGTTTTACCTTCCCTATCAAAATTTAAGCACCCGTTCCGATGTCAAGGTTTCCATCACTTACCGTACCGGCAACACGGAAGAGTATGTGATCCCAATGGACAGCGATAAGGTGAAGGTGAATGACCGATTCTATATCTATGTAGATCGGGAAAAAGGGCGTATCCGCTTTGACCAAAGCGATACGCAGGAGGGCGGATCGTATGTCCCCATCTACACAGGACAAACGGATAATCTGGAGGTAACGGCAGAACTGGCAGATAACCACACCAACAGCCACATGATTACCAGGATGACAGCCTTTCGGTGGTTCGGCGGGGACCGGAGCGGCCTAAATCGTGGCACGCGGCTATTCGCAGCGGCCAACACCGACCCGGATTACGGCAACTGCATCATGTGGAGCGCCCTGAACAACCCGTTATACTGGCCGGAAAACAATTATGCCAGGATCGGGGACAACACCCAGGCGGTAACGGCACTGGCTCAACAGGGGAATACTTTGATCATCTTCAAGGAGAGAGAGATTTACTATTCCGAATATGTGGCCAGCACATTGGACGCGGAGGACTTCGTTAATGGTTCCGTACTCGATACCGAGGTAAATGCCGCCTATTTCCCGGTGACGCCCCTGTCGGCGGATATTGGATGCGATTGCCCCGATACCATCTGCCTGTGCAACAACCATCTGGTATGGGTTACTTCCCGGAAAATGGCGTATGTGTTGACCAGCCGCAATCAGTACAGCGATTCCAACGTGCAGGAGATTTCGGCCAACATTGAGCCGCTGCTGTCTGGGCTGTCCTATACCGATATGACCGGCGCGTCGGCGGGCATCTACGACGGGTATTATTATCTGCTGATCCAAAACCGGTTATATCTGATGGATTACAACGACAGCGCCTATACTTATGTGGCTTTAAACGGTACGTACAAAACAGACACCAGCAAAATCAAATGGTATACATGGGACATCGACCATCTGGAATGCACAAGGATATTGGGAGGCCGTGAAGGCGTGCTGCTTGCCGGGGTTACGCAGCTGACCGATTCGCGCCGGGTGCACGCCTATTATGTGATGCAGGGGGACGAAGACACCAAGCTCCGGGAGGACGACGAAGGCGTGGTGGTATTTGATTACCTCCCAATATCCAGCTATGTGCAAACAAAGGTGCTGGATTTTGATTCGCCGGAGGTTTTGAAAAACGTATTGCAGGTATATGTGGGGCTTTCCGGAAAGGCTCAAAGCGAAGTCTCCTTCTGGTATTTGACGGAACACGGGGAGCAAAAAGACCCGTATCAAATAATCAAATTCGGGGAGGAAAACGAAAACCGCAACCGCTATCTGTCCGAATACCGGCTGACCCCGAACATGGTGAGAATCAAATGCTTCGGCATGAAGATTTGCGGGCGCGGCGCTTTTGCCCTTAGCAATTTGATTTTAAAATACAAACCGCTGGGAGGAACGCGATAATGGCGAAAACCTATGATGTCGATTATGACAGTATCCAATCCAAGATCAACGAAAAAACCAAACAGCAGCAGGCGGAATATGAGGCAAAGCGGAAACAGGCGGCGGAGGACTACATCAACCGGTACAACCAGGCCGCCGACATTGCCTCCAAGCCCGTGATCGAGGGATATGAGCAGGACATTGCCAAGGTTCCCCAGCAATATGCGGCCGGATTCAACGCCAATGCGGTACAAGAACGCATCAACGCGAAAAACGTGGCGGAGCGCATGGCCAACATGGGTATGACGGATTCCGGCCTCAACCGCACGCAGCAGACGGCCTTGACCTTACAGCGCGGCAATGCGGATGCCAGGCTGCGGGAGCAGCAGCAAAACGCCATCGACGAGCTGACGCGGGCGCTTAACGAATACAGGGCGCAGCAATCGGCCAACAAGCTCCAGAATGCCGGAAATATCTATCAGCAGGCGGATGTGGACACGGCCAATAACCTGACCTCCCTGTACAATTCGGCGCGTGATACCGCGACTAACCTTTACGGCACAAATGTGTCGGCAAACACCGCTCAGGAGCAAATGGCGCAGGAAGCCGCCATTGCCCAGGCGGAACGCGAATTGCAGGAACGGCTGCAAGCCCAGAAGCTCCAGCAGGAAGCCGCCATTGCTCAGGCGGAGAGGGAATTGCAGCAGCAACTACAGAAAGAGCAGCTGGAGCACGAGAGAGGGCAAAACACCCTTGACCGGGATATGAATAAATGGATTGCCACGCATAGCGGGTCTAGTTCTTCCGATAATACCGGAGCCTATCAGGATTCGCTGGAGAGCATTTATAAAGCCCTTTTGAATAGTAATGAGAATCTCACTTCCGAAGCGGCGTATAACGAAGCGGTCAGAATCGTCAACAGTATGTACGGCAAGAGTTCGGATTCTTCCGGGACGAGCGCTGGAAGTGGAAGCAGTACGGGCAGTTCCGGTAGCTCAAGCGAAGGCAGCGGACAAAGCGTGAGCACAATCCCCGGAGGCTCATGGTCAAATAACCAAACGTTGATGGAAGCGGCAGGGCTGTCCGGAAATGACTACACAACGCAAATGAGGGTTTTGTATCAGAGCGGAGGCGTTAATGATCAGGATGCCCTTGACAGCATATTCGGGCATGCTTACGAAGAACAGGCGCTTTCCGGTGGAAATTCGTTCACAGCAATGAATAACGCTCTTAGTATTGCAAAGGCCATAGGAATTCCCGATAGTGCCATACAGAGCTATCAGGCGTCCGCAGCAGGGCTTAAGTGGGATAGCGTGTTCAACTCATAAAGTGAGGGGTTAGTATGAGCAGCAATCTGGACCGCATAAAAAAATTGAGAGAAATGCAGCCGATCCGTTTTGATGAAAACTCTTCGGATGATGCGGAAGAGAATGAACAAGCTGCCAGAATCGAGCGGTTGCGTGAAATGCAGCCTGTACGCTTTTCGGATAACAGGCCAAAAGGGGACATAAAAGCCAATTTCCAAAATGGAACAATACTGCGCGGGGCTGATGCTGAAAACGGGCCGACAATCACAGTATCGGAAAGCAGCCCTCTCAACAGCAAAATAACACGGTTTTCAAACGCCCTCATTCAAAGCTACGGATCTAATGCGAATCTCCCCTATCGTATAAAAAATATGATTATTGACGCATCTGACATGCCGGAATCGGCGAAGCAGGCTGCGAAACAAAGGAACAACGCCAAACTGATGCCCACTTTCGCACTGCCCCAATCGGACAATTTCTGGGACAATGCAGCTGAAGGAGCGGGAACGATATTAGGCGATATCGGCAAGCAGGTTACGCTTGGACTGGCGACCGGGGGAGGGTCTGCGGCAGCTGGCAAGGTAAGCGATACAGTGTATAACGCCATGAAAGGCGGAAAGGCAGCGGATACCGCAGCGAACGCGGGAAAGGCGGCACGCCTGTGGGACCGTGTGGCAAAAGGCACATCGAGGGCAACAGGTACATTTATTGACAACGAAATATTTGACGCCCCTAACACTGTTCTAACCGGAATATCTAAGGGGCAAGATGCCAATGAGATCGTGGATCAGCTGAAAAATGACGCGGTTGCCAATCTTATTGGTAGTGTACTTCTGAGCGGTCTGCCTTCTGCTCTCAGCAATAAGCCGTATACTTATTCTAGCAGCGCGCCTAAAGCATCAAAAGAACATGTGCCAAACGACGGTTCTGTGGATGAATGGATATCTCGGAATCCAAATAGTTCTTTGCCCGAAAAAGGAGTAAGCGATACTGCAAATGCGGGGAACCCCATTGCTGATCCCGCCAACAGCGATCCGCTTTACCTAGAATCGCTTCTGGGAAAGGGGGAGGTCGAAAGATACCTAAACGAATATCCTACACGGTATGCGGATAATCTTCCAACTGACGCGGATGTTGAAAAATGGATACAGGACAATCCTAAGAAGGCAATGGCTTCTACCGACGGGGTTGAAATCGGACGGACTGTGTCGGTAGACCCTGAAAGCAACCTACCCTTTGACGATGCCCTTCGGATAAACAAGGCGGTGCAAAATGGAAACGGGGACGCTTTGCAGGACGCAACAAAAGTTGCGGACGATGTTGTGGATACCGATAAAGGCGATACCGGATTAAACGATTCCGCTGAAAAATACGTGGTGGACATAGCGGACGATGCCGCTCCCATGAGCAAAGAGGAATTCTATAACAGTTATAACAGCATGGCCAGGGATATCCCCAAGGGGAAAATTAACTTCGGTGGGAAAACCATGTCTGTTGCGGAATACGCGGACATGGTGGATACAAATTTGCCGGACACAAAACCCGAACTTGAAAGCCGGATATCGAATCTGGAACGAATAAAACGCCGTATTTCCGGCAGGGGAGGCGAGGCAAGAAACGGCGTCCATGGGTCCAGGAACGCCGCGCATCAAACAAAATCAACCGGAAGCCAAACATTGCCCGTCAATATTCAGTTATTTGCAGAAGAAAATGTATCGCAAAGATACCGGTCAAGAGGAGCGTCCCAAGCCCTTGAGATAGACGCTCAGTTATACGCGGCGAAACGCAAACTGACATATCTGGAATTGGCGCAAGGGGAGGAAGGTGTGGTGCCGCGCGGCTTTGTGCAATCCATCCTTCAAAAGAACACCCCTCTCAGCACAGATGAAATCCTGGAATACCTGAGACAGAACCCCGAAACCTACACCGTGAAAGCGGATGCCGTAAAATTTGCCAACGCCGACAGGCTGATCGACACTGACCGGAAAAAGGTTGACCTGTATAACCGGGTGGTGTCCGCAAAGCCTGGAACCCTGCTGCTCAACGACGAAGAGGTTGAGGCGGTCAAGAAGCTGGCAGAGGAGTATCTGAAGCAGGGGGATACCCAGAAGAGCGCCAACCTCATCATTGGGTTATCCCGCACCGGTACCGAAGCGGGACGGGCGCTGCGGAGCTACGGATTCAAGGACCTTACAAGCCCCGAGGGGGTTATCCGTGCGGCTGACGATGCAGTGAGGCAGGGTATCGACAACAAGGCATTTAAAGGCGCGTCGGACGCCCTGGACGACTTCGCGGACAAGGTGCGTGGAAAGGTAGAATCCGGCGCAGGGAAACAGGCAACCGGTACAGCTGACCGTGTGGCAAGTGTGGAAGGGGCGATTCAGGACAGCATTGACGAGATAACGGATAACCGTCTCAGAAAGCTGTTTAAGAAGAAGGGGAATACCCGGTCAATGGCCGAACGAATTGTGGAGGCAATAGATCAGGGCGCTTTCAATAATGAAACCTTGAAATCGACTTTCGCGGAATCCCTCGGGCTTCCCTCGTTGGATGAGGATACCGTTAGCAAGCTGGTGGAGCTGGCCAAGCGAGCGGGAGAGGCGGTTGACTATTCTCAAGAGCAGGCGGATATCTTTGAGGAAATCTATGAAACCCTGGCGAAAAAGGTTCCTATGACCGCCCTAGAAAAGTGGGAATCCTGGAAAAAGACCGGGATGCTTTCCGATCTAAAAACCCATTTGAAAAATATAGGGGCCAACGCCTTTATGTATCCCATTCGCAAAATGGACGCTGGGCTTGCCAATATCCTCGAACGGATAATCATGAGAGGAGACGACGCGGCTAAAAGAACCAGAAGCGTTTTTTGGAGGCAATCGGAGCACGGCAGAAAAATTCGCAACATAGTTGATAGCGCAACGGACCGCGCTCGTATGGAAATTCAGAACATTGGAAAATACAACACGTCCAACAATGCCATACTCCGGGCACGGGATACTTTCAGCAGCAAATACATGCAGTGGTTTAATAAGTTGTCAAAGGCAAACAGCCGACTGATGGAAGCGGAGGACATGCTGTTTTTCGTTCCGGCTTTCCGGGACAATCTGGGGCAGATCATGACAGCGCGGGGATTGACCGAGGTAACGGATGAGGTATACGACCTAGCATTCCGCCGGGCCGGTGAAGCCGTATTCCGAGGGAAAAATGCCATAAGCACCGCCATATCGCAGCTGAAAAACAATGCGGGAGGGCTTGGGCGCACCTTATTGGATACGGTTATTCCATTTACAGACACGCCTGCCAATATCCTGATCTCTTCTATTCAGCATTCCCCGGTTGAGGCTGGAGTAGTTTTGGCCGACATTGTTAAAAAGGGGTTGGGGAAATCTGGCATCGAAACCGCAGAAATCATTGACAAAGTGGCAAAATCAATGTCGGGCACATTATTGTTGGCGGCTGGCATTTATGGAGCTGCTTCCGGAATTATCACCACAAAGTTTTCCCATTCCGGCAAACGGGGGAAAGCTGGGCAAATTGAAGGGAACCAGGAAAACGCACTGCATATTGGCAACACATCCATATCTTTCGACTGGCTCCAACCGGCCTCCACTCCGCTAATTGTAGGAGCGCGGTTGTATGAACTGGCGGAGGGCGTCGATTCCAAAGAGTTCAAGGAAAAAACCACGTTTGACAAGATCACAGAGGGCGCGTCCAATTTCGCAAGCGTTATTACAGGTGGACTGGATGCGGTCTTCGAGCAGTCTTTCCTCCAGTCGATCAGCGATCTTTTCGCCAGCTACGGGGACGAGGATCAAACGGTTGAAAATGTGATATCTACGCTGGCGTCGTCCGCTGCTACACAATCTATCCCGACCGCTGTGGGACAGCTGGCCCGGACGGTAGATCCTATCCAACGCAAAACTACCGGCAATGACATAACGCAAACTTTTCTTAACCAAGTGGCCTCAAGACTTCCAGGGGCCAGTACAATGCTGGAACCTCAGCTTGACGCATTCGGCCAGGAGGTGAGGAGAAGCAACGCAGATAGTTGGATCGAAAACGCCTTTAACCAATTTGTGAACCCGTCCAATGTATCTCATGCCCTGTACACGGATGACGACGCTGTACAGGAAATGATGCGTGTGTTTCAGGCGACGGACGACACAAGGGCGCTTCCGTCCATTGTTGAAAGCACGGAGGAAAAGCCCTTAACTGTACGGGAAATCACGGAGGAACAGAAGCGGGTAGGAGCCGCCTCGAAGGCTGCGCTGGACGAGCTGATGAACAACGAGCGCAGAATCAAGCTGACGGAGAACTACACAAACGCTTACGGCAAGGAGAAACAGCGAACCTATCTAAAATACTGGAATGAAATGACGGATGAGGAGAAGGTGAAGGTGCTTGCACGAATCTTCGCGGATGCCAAACAGGCCCCGGACAAATACATTGACGATCTGATGAAAGGGGTGAATTAAAATGGCGTATGAAAGGACTGTACATTTCACCGTCACGGAAAACGCGGTAAATCCCTGTGATCCGCAATATGCAGGTGTGCAGGGGGATAACAACTCTACGCTTATCTCCTTTGATTTAAGCGAAAAACTGGCGTCTGAGAACTACAAATACCGGGTGGAATTTACGGACGGCATGGGGGCTTTCCTAACCAGCGACTTTCTTTCGCTGACGGGGACAGAAGTGAAAATGGTGAATGTCCCTATCCCTCGCGAGTGGACACAGGCGGGAGGGGCGGGAGAAGTCAGGCTAGTTATATCCGAATTGGATGCGCTGAACAATGAACTGCACACGGTATTTTCTGCCGTGGGGAGAGTGTATTTTTCTTCCCGGTCGTCTGGCACAGACAGCGATATGAGGGTGCTGTATCACGGGTTATCCTCTCTTGTCGCCGATATGCACAACGCAGTGGACGAAACGAAACAGGCGACCGAGGACGCCAATGAAGCAGCGGACGCCGCAAATGAAGCGGCAGGATCGGTTAACGAAGCGCTGTCCAATACGGCGGAAGCCATCGACGGGGCCAATGCAGCGCGGGATGCGGCGAATCTGGCGGCTCAGGAGGCGAAAGAAGCGGCGGTAGCGGCAGAAGAGGAAGCGGAGGCGGCCCATCAGATTGCTTTGGCAGCCCAGGCAGCGGCAGGGAAAGCGGACACTGCGGCGACCGCTGCCCAAAATGCAGCTTCGGAGGCGCAGTCCGCTGCATCCGCGGCCAATACGGCGGCGGGAACGGCCAATACCGCTGCCGGGACTGCAAACGCGGCCGCATCCGCAGCCAACACAGCCGCCGAGGCAGCAAATGAAGCGGCAGACGCGGCCAACGAAGCAGCGGAGAGCATCGCCGATAAAGTAGACACAGTGGACGCGCTGCCGGTGCATACGATGGAACGCCAAAGCGGGCCGGACAGCTGGAAACCGACGCCGGGAATTGCCGTGCCGGATACCGGGCCATATACCGGAATGGCAATCCGCGCGGTGTGGGAAGAAGAATGGGATGCATCTGTACCAATATGGTGTTTTGGCGGAATATACAGTATGCAGGCAAGTGGACATCATCCTGCCGGAACCTATATCCTGACGTTTACATCATCTTATGACTGGACTGTGCAGCCGCTGGACATGGCATACACAGACGAGCGGGCGGAACAGGCAGCTGACAAAGCTGCGGAGGCTCACGCAGCGCAGGTGCGGAGGACGTATCAGCCCGCGTGGAAGCGCACTGCCGGAGGCTGTCCGTTGTCTGTTGCGGATGCGGCGGAAGGGGCTGACCTGTCCGGTCTGGTACTCAAGGGCCGGACAATGGTGTCCGGCACGCCTTCCCCCGATGCACCCGTCACCATTACCGGGGTGAAGCCTCAGACAGTGGCTGTGACGGGGAAGAATTTGATTCCACCCAAGGCGGCTTCGGAAACCATCAACGGAGTGACGTGCACCGTCAATGCTGATGGGAGCTTAACTCTCAACGGTACGGCGACGGCGACGACGTTCTTTAATTTCCCATACACAAAGATAATTCCCGGCATTTATACTTTGTCCGCAGGCGTCAGGCTTGCTGCTAATGTTAATCTGATTCTTCGAAAAAGGACTCCGGAGAAACAGTTGATTTACGTCTATTCCGGATCGGATTCAAACGCCAAAACCAAGTTGATTGGATATTCCGGCGAGGTGCGTGTGTATGTGGAGGTGCGTTCCGGTACAACAGTGTCCAATTTGACCATTTACCCCCAGCTGGAAGCGGGCAGCGAGGCAACGGCATATGAGCCGTATCAGGGGGAAACGATCACGTCGGATGAGGTGGAGCTATACGGGGATGCTCAAACCGTGGGGAAGAACCTGATTCCGACAATGGATGAACCGTTGTCGGCCAATGGTATTACCTGTACGGTAAATGTAGATGGCAGCATCACGCTGAACGGCACGGCAACGGCCAATGCGTATTTCTATTTTCCGGACATAATGATAATGTCATCAGGGACCTACACGCTGTCTACAAGTGCAAATCTCGCTGGCGGCACATTTTATGTGCTGCGTATCCGGAGCAATAATGTATGGTTAATCAACATACAGGCAGGGTCAAAAAGCAAATCCGAGGCAATCTCTTATTCTGGCGCTGCACAGGCATACATAGCGGTGGCATCTGGCACAACGCTGTCCAATCTTACCATCTATCCTCAGCTGGAGTTGGGAAGCAAGGCGACGGCGTACGAACCCTACCAGGGAATGACCACAGCACTGGAGGATGGGGACAGCCTGGACCTGGCGACAGGAGAGGTAGTCCGCCGGTGGAAGCGGCTGGAACTGGACGGGACGGAGAAATGGACGATACAGTCGGTCAACGAATATGGGATTACCAATTTTAACACGGTGTTAAGTGATGGCGGTGATTTTGCAAAAGGTTGTATCTGTACGCACTATGTCACGCAGTATACGGTAATTGCGAATACTCATGATCGCGGAATATTCATCAGCAATACTCATTCGCTTTTCATCCGTGAGACAGCTTATACCACTGTAGAAGAATTCAAAACATGGCTGGCAGCGCAGAAAGAAGCCGGGACACCGGTGACCGTGTTGTACAGGCTGAAAAAGCCGGAGGTAGTATCCGGAGGGGCTCACTCCCTTGCGCAGCCGGAAGGGGAGATGGCGATCTCAGCCCTGGGGACCAGAGGAGAGACAGCGGAAGCCGTGGACACGGAGGCTCTCTATACTTACCGGCCGAATTGGGACGATATTTTGAGCCGTCTGGCGGCGCTGGAAAACCTCATATCCCAAGGGGGGGAGGTGGGGTCGGTTGAGTTAGCGGCTCATAACGCCAGCGAAAATGCTCATACCAACCTGGTCATTGACGGGAACACCCATTAACGAAGAAAAGGAAGGCGAAAACACATGGCAACAATTAAGATTAAGGGTGGACAAAGCACAAATTTACCGGAGAGCCTACAGGAGAGAGAGCTGGCCGTTACTTTGGATACCGGTAAACTGTATGTGGGTACCGGTAATGGAAAGTTGCTGCTTAATCCTGATACAGAAAATGCAGTGATTTCGGTGGCAGGAAAAACAGGCGCGGTAACCCTGACGAAAACCGATGTGGGGCTGGGCAATGTGGACAATACGGCGGACAGTGCCAAAGCTGTTTCCAGCGCTGCAAAGTTGACTACCGCACGCACCATAGCCCTTTCTGGGGCCGCAACCGGCACAGCAACCTCTTTTAACGGTACAGCCAACATTACCATCCCTGTGACCAGTATTGATGGTGCCAAAGTGTCTGGTAAAGTCCCTGCAGCGGTATCAGCGGATGGTGCGGAAACAGCAGGACGAGCGGATTCAGCGGTCACGGCTGCTGCTGCAGATCAGCTAACGACACCACGGGGAATCTCTATCACCGGCGGCGCGACAGCAGCGGCCAAAAATTTTGATGGTACCGCGGCTATCGCACTCAATGTGACCCGTCTGGATGCTTCCAAGCTGTCAGGGACAATCGACGGGGGCACGTTTTGACATAGGGGGGCAGGGACATGGCCAGTATAAGACTAAGCGGAATATTCATCAGCAATACTCATTCGCTTTTCATCCGTGAGACAGCTTATAC